AAAGAATACAATCCAGACTTTGTTTGCCCGTTCGCATTTCTTTTTGTTACATCAGAGCTGTTGTATAACTTTTTAAAGTTTTCTCCTCCTTTGTCTAAAGCATTTGATGTTGACCCCATCATACACTTACCTATAATTCTACTACCTAGTCTTAGACAAGTTTTAGTTACTCGCCAGTTATTAAGTATATTGTTTGGCCTTTCCCATTTACCGCTTTCATCGTGTACTAATAGTTTTAGTTTTTCACCATCGTATGCGTTGTCCCCTGTGTTTTTCCAGTCGATCGTGGTATCGAGCCCGATAATGTCTTCCGTTGCGACGTTAGAGTCAAGTTTCTTCCTTGTAAATTTTGAAGCGGGGACTCTGTAAGCGAGTTCTGTTTTAGGACGGTCCATTCCGTCTTGTATTGGTTTAAAGAAGAATGGATAGTTAATCGATATTGGTACAACTTTGTCTGTAAACATTTTCTTTGCATCTCCCCCAGATTTGGACAGTATTCCAAATCGAGCATCTGAAGATATTGTTGCTTGGTTAACAGTTTCGCCGGAAGCCATAAAAGAAAATCCAGATCGTCTGTTTTTGAGGTAGGACATTCCATAACATCTTTTGTCTGCTTTGCAAGCTTCCCAGAATATGTAGAATAATCTGTTTGATTCTCTAAAGTCAGGTTGCCCAACGTCAATTTTGGACCACTGCAAGTACATAAAGTGAGTACCAGTAATGTAAGTAGCCACACCTCTATTATTGAACCAATGACCTTCCTCTCTTTTTCTAAATTGTTCATCTATATATTTTTCCCAAGTTTCTTTAAATTCATCTGGATAATCTCGCCAATCAAATATACTGCCAATACTCTTTAACTCTTTAGGGTATTCTTCCGGCGTCCATTTGTTGGTTTCCTTGCTTACTTTAGCAGGTTCAGCCGGTAAAGCAATTTTTAAACCTTGTATATTATATATTTCACCTATCTTACCTGTTCTGCTTATAACAACAACGTCGTGCTCTTTGTTATAACCATACTCCCATTTTCTACTTCTATTTAACCTAGATATAGTGTTAGACTTAATAGGTGTTATTATACTGTATAGATCCTGTGTATACATTACTTAGATCTTTTTTCAGCAAAACCTTTAAAGTCTTTCTTTACCGCTTCTTCCTTTGGTTTATTATCCAAAGCTCTTTGCTCATCATTAATACGGTTTAAGATTTCGAAGGCATCGAATATTGCTAGCTTTTTCGTGGCTGCTGCATTTTTTAATCTGTCTGCTGATATATCATCGTCTGAATCAACAATAGCTTCTTTAGCTACTTTTATTAATTCTTCAACTGCTTTCTGCCCAGCTAGGATTATATTCCTCTTCGTTTCCTTTATGTCCATAATTGATTGTAATTGAATTCGTGGGTACTCGGTATAACCTCTGCCCTTCTATAATAAACTCGTATTCTGACGTAGGTATAAAACCCACTATATTATCTACTTCTAAGCCACAAGTACAATATTTAATCACACCTATTAATGGCTTTTCTTTTTCAATAGAAAACATTTTAGTTTCCTTAATTGGAGCAACAAAACAAAAACCTTCTAAAGCTTTCCATTCGCCGTCTCTTTTGTATGCGTATATCTGATCCGGCTGTGCCAAATAAGTTTCTTCTGTTAAATAGCTTTTACTATTTTTTTCTTCACCCCTTACATCTCTAAATCTTCTAAATACATTATGATGCAATATCACTTCATCTCCTTCTCGAAGCTCTTGGTATTTTTTAGCTAGTGGTAAACTCAGTATAACCCCTATTCTATTTGAATACTCGTGGTTTTGTAACTCAGTGTTTAATAGTAATTCTTGCCCTTCAATTGTAGTCTGTCCTGTTGTTCTGCCTCCTTGCGGCGTTACAAGGTAGTTAAATACACTTTGCATTTTACCATGAAATATTATATTCCACGGATATTGACATGTTTTTGTTGAAGTCCTTCCAAGGCATAAGCATATCGCCTTTAGATATATATACCGTGTATTTATTGTCTTCTTCTATAATACTATCTATAGTATGTCCACCATATACCTCTTGTCCTACGGCATAGTGCATTGCGTCGTTCTTATAATCTTTGCCTATACTAATCTTTCTTATCAACTGCATTTTCTGTAAATTTACCAGTATTAAGATCGATGCTTACGTCTCCGTATTTAGAGGCAAGTATTTTTTGAGTGCTTTCTACTTCTTTAGTGAATAATAATATGTCTGCTAAAAGCTTAGCCTTGTGCGCTTCAAGCCCGCCTATTTGCATTTGTGTTTCGTTTACACGATTTACAGCTTCTCGCAATTCATTTAATTCAGATTCGCTGAGCTCGTTACTTTTAACGACTTCAAACTCTGTGTAGTCTTTTTCTTTTTTCATTTAATTAAATTTAATTTTACTTATATGGAAACATCTTGTTTAATGCTTCTTTTCTTTTATTACAACCGCAATCAAAAGGTAAAGCTTTAACCACTTTTTTAATTCCGGTTACGGTTGTAATTTTTTCTATTGTATCTCCTAACCCTTTAGGTTTCATTTTTTAAAGTAACTCATTTTCATAGGTGATTTCTTTTTAAAGAAATTAGATTTAACCTCACCTGCTTCAAACCCTATATCGGTATTTATTTTCTTCGGAGTAAAAGCACTTTTTACTGTTTTGCCTGCTTTTTCCTGTTGTTCCTTTGTTCTTTCGCCTTGAGTAACATAACGATCATCGCTCATTACATTTTTAATACTACCTGCCTTTATATTTTGCTTAGATTGATTTGCAACATTTTTAGCTTCACTAGTAGCTACTCCTAGTCTATCAGTGGCCTGGTCTAATTTAGCTTTTACTCTTCTGTACTTACCAGGATTTTTATCCTTGTCTATACCCGCCAACTTGTCAGTTAACCTTCCTTGTTTTATTGTCTGACGTTTTTTCTGTCTACCAGTAACCTTGCTGGCTCTTATGTTCTGGCGTCTATTATAAGCTGATTGTGCGTCCCCTTTATCTTTTGTCTTAAGCTTAACTTCTTTTTTTACTTTAACTTCTTTAGGGTCACCTTGCACTTCTTTGAATTCGCCAGTGCCTACTTGATCCCTTGCTGCATCCGGATTTTTCTTTCTCCAAGCTTTAGCTTTTGTAATATCGGCCTCGCTCATGCCTTCTTTTCTTAGATCATCCCAAGTTTTATTTCTTGTTATCTCTTTATTAATAATACCACCCGCGGACATTACGGTATCCTCGCTACCTACTATAACATTTCCGGAGTCGTCGTATCTTTCAGTTGATTGCTTAAAAGGTGAGGACTTCATTGCATACCCTTTCATTTTACTTGGGGAAGGCATGGTACGAGTCTTGTTATTTCCGTCAACTCCAGCCGGTCCTACATTTAATAGCGGCTCTTTTGTTTTGAACATACCGCTTTTAACACGGGCTGTAATTGGTGTGTTTTTCATATTTATTGTTTTGTATTATAGGAATTTAGAAAACATAGACCCAGTTTCTGTTGAGGTAAATCCTGTACCTTCGTCTTTAACTGCCGGATCTTGGTCTGTTTTGTTATTGCTTAGATCAGCTGCGGCGGGTTCTGGGGCTGCATCTTTGAATCCATCGGAAACAGCTGCTCCAATATCTGTAAACTTTTTATTAACATCAGCTGCTCCCGCTACTAATGCCTCATTCATTTTTAAAGGTGAGCTTGATTTTTGTGTTATAGGTAAGCTATTAGCTAGATCACCACTATAGCCATCTTGAAAATAAGCTTCACCTCCGTAGAAGTTTTTCTTTATTTTAGCCGGACTAGATATTCTTCCAAACCTTTTTTCAGCCCTGGCTAAACTACCTGGCTGATCTCCGCCAACACCTCTTCTTGGGCCCGGTGCAGATTTATCCTGAAAGCTATTTTGGTTTTTATATTTAAACCTATTTGCTGATCCTCTAAAATTTAATCCCATAATTATGATTGTTTATATGCTTCGTTCTCCCATTCAAAATCAGGGTGCCCTTCATTCATTGTGGCTCTACTGTATTTTCTAGCAGGCGATTTTGTATCTCGTTTCCAAGTAACTGAATCATCTGAATACTGTAATCTACCAGTAGCCATTTGATCTAAATGTACTTTTTCGTGGTTAACAGCATCTTGCACTTTATTTTCAGGCAAGCTTGAGCTAACAAAGATTGTTCCATCTCTATTAGCCTCTGCTTGTACTCCTTCTTCTAAATCATCTTTTATAATAACAGGTGTGCCAAATTCCGACGTAGCGTCGTGCAAACCAAATATTTCAGAATGTGATTTTAGCTTAAATGCCATTATGCTCTAGCTTCTTTTCTAGCCGCTCTTTTTGCTTTTCTAGCATCTACTCTATCCATTCTTTTTCTCAACCTTTGAGCTTTATCCGTGTTTCCGCTAGCTAATGCAGCTTCTCCTTTTGCTCTTATTTTTTGAGAACGGGTTGGTTTAGCTTTTGTTACTTTTTTGGTAACTTTAATTTCTTTAGCTTTGATTGGCTTTGCAGTAGGCAATGCAGCCTTTTCGTTTTTAGGGCCTTCTGCTTTTAGGGTAGTAACCTTTTTTACTTTTTTTCTTGGGCTAGAATCCCAATCGTTGGTCTCTAACTTGCTTTTAGTTTGACGCTTAGCTTCTTTTATGTAATCAGCTTTCTTCATATCGCCATATTTTTTCATATCTCTTTTCTCGTAAGCCATATCGTAAGAAACCTTAGGGCCCTTAATACTTCCTTTTTTAGAGTATGATCTCACCTGGTTACCTGGTATCTGTGTAGGATCCTGTTCTTTCTGCTTAGCTGGAGATTTACCTTGCTTGGCTGCAATAGCGTTAACTATTTCTTTTGGTAGATTAGCTTTTTGCTTAGTTGTTTGCTTAGCCGGTGATGCATACCCCATTGCTTTCATTAAGGCCGGGGATTTTGGGTTCATTTTAAATGCCATAGTTTTATTTTTATCTTTCGCTATCTTTTATCATGTTATCGATAGCATGGTTAAACACTTTATCTGTGTACGTTTTATTTTTATAAAATGTGCTTTTTGCCGACGTAGGTAAATCTTCTTCGCCGAGCAATATTCTGTATATTCTTGTTATAAGTTGCTTACACTTGAATGACGTAGTGTAAGTATTATACTTCATTGTTGTTCTATTTCTTTTGCTAAAAATAGTTATCCACCCTCCTTTTCGTAATCTTTCCCATCTTGCTTTATCCCAGGAGTATGTATATGCACCTTCTATAAAATCATTACGTATAAACTTCTTTTTACAATCCAAGTAAATAAGCAATTCCAGATCTGCATCTTTTAACCCGTAAGTTTTACAAGCCCATTTCCTAACGAGCCTGTAATACTTAAAGATATTTTTATTTCTTAGATCTTGCGCGCTTAGCCTCATTCGACTAGCACTATATCATTTATGGTAATAACGTGATACATCTTGTCATTCCATTCTATTCCATGTCCAGCGTGTTTGTCGTATCTAACAACGCTACCTTCTTTTATATAATCAACCTTATCACCAGCACTTATAACCTCGGCTTTTAAATACCTAATGTCTGTGTTCTGTGTTTCAGTTAATTCTAGGCCAGCAACCGTTTTCGGCGCTTCCTTTATCTTATCTATTACGATGTAGTAATTAATTGCCTTCAAGAGATCTTACATTTGAGATTATACAATCAGCTGATATAATTGTGGTAGCAACACTTATGGCGTTTTTCAACGCAGCCTTGGTTACTAGCACGGGATCTATAATACCGCTTTCTATCATTCTTTTGTAACAACCGCAAGTTACATCTACTCCTATGCCTACCCAGTCCTCCTTAGCACCTTTAGCTGCACCTGCTTCGGATTTAGCTTTTGGAAATTCGTAATCAGAATATCCCGCATTACTTAGTATTATTTTGTAAGGCTCTTGTATTGCCTCTAATAATATCTTGTAGCCGTCATTTTTTGCTTCTATAAGTTGAGAAGCATTTAATAGTGCAGTTCCGCCTCCGGGTATAATACCTTCTTGCAAAGCAGCTTTAGTTGCGTGGATCGCATCTTCAACTCTATCTTTCTTTTCTTTCAGCTCAACTGCGGAATCAGCGCCTACGTAAACAACGCCAACTTTACCTGTTAGCATAGACAAACGCTCTTCAAGCTTTTTCTTGATGTATCCGTTTGTTTCTTTTTCTATTTTATTGTTTACTTCAGTTATCCTTTCAGATAAGTCCTCTGTATTTTCTTTTATCTGCAGCGTAGTGTTCTTACTATCGGTAACAGATTTTATCACCTCTCCTAAAACGCCTGGATCGATTAAATCTAAATCATCGCCAAGTTCTTCATTCACAACAGTAGCGCCTGTTAATATAGCTAGGTCTTCAATTGTATCTTGCTTGGTTGGTCCAAAGCCAGGTAAATCAACAATGTTTACTTTAATATTACCCTTAACTTTGTTTGCTAGTAATGTAGCGTATGGTTGTTGATCCATTGGCGCCACAATAAGCAATGCTCTTTTTGTTTTAACTACATGCTCTAATATACTTTGTATACGGCGCACACTTGGTATGTTTGAACTTACTATTAAAACGTATGGGTTTTCCAGTACAGCTGTACCTTTATCTTTGTCTGTTAATAAATGCTGGGATTTAATACCCGCGTTAAATTGAGTTCCTTCCACAAAATCTACATACGTATCATTTGTTTCGGAGTCTTCCATTAAAACGACGCCATTCTTTCCAACTTTTTCGAAAGCCTCTCCAATTTTATCTCCAAGACTTTTTTCGTTATTACAACTGATATAAGCAACCTGTTTAAGCATATCGCCTTCAACTGGTATACTGGCATTGTCAAGATAATCCACAATTTCTTTATAACATTCTTGAATGCCGTCTTTAATACTCCTAATCTTTTCTTCACCTTTGTAATTGTTTAATCTTGTTAATAATGAAGATGCGAGAACGGTAGCTGTGGTAGTACCGTCACCCGCTTCCTTCACTGTATTGTTAGCTGCTTCCTTTATTAGGGTTGCACCTATATTCTCGACCGGGTCCATTAAGACTACGCTTTCTGCAACGGTTACCCCGTCTTTTGTTATCACCGGTCTGCCCATTGCGTCTTCATATATCACGCACTTTCCTGAAGCCCCTAATGTGGACTTAACTGCGTCTGATAATTTATAAACACCGGACAATATTTTACTTCGCGCCTCATCGCCGAAGTTCAAATCTTTTACAATCTGACTTGGTAAATTGAATTCCATTTTATTTAATTTAATTGTTATTTATTTTTTTTATTTGTTTTTTAAACTTCTTGTTATATAATTACGTGTAATTTAGTAAAACTTGTTTTATTCTTCAATTACTGCTGGGGGTGATACCTCAGCGCCTCTTGGCCAACCCATAAAACTATGTGCTGCTGCATCCCCTGGGAACACTTCATACGTTCCAAAATCAAGTAGGTCGCTAGACATTACATCATACGCCCACCCTGGGTAATAAACTGGTGGTGTTATCTCGT